CACAGAATAATACATTCCTAAATTATCAAACTGGTACTGGATTCAGTTGGCAGTTAGCAAATAGTGCATCAGTTGGTAGTGCTAACGTTTCTACATACCAAACAGTAACTAATGCGACTACAGGTACTTATTATCCTGCTCTTTATGATGGTACTTCTGGTATTAGACAAGTATACGCAAATAGTGCATTTGTATTTAATGCATCTACTGGACAAATGGGTATTGGTGGAGCACCAAGCGGCAGTGTAGGAAGGTTGATAGTATCAGAAAGCATTACTCCATTAGGTGCAAATACTGGAGCTTATATACCAATTTCCACAGAGTTACATTCTGCTGGCTCAAATTTTGTATATAATACCAGATGGAGATTAAGAAAAGCCAATACATCTACTAGTTGGACAACTCAAGCATTACATGATGGTGTTTGGGTTGATGCATCATTTACTATTCCTGGTTCAACAACAAAAACTTGGTGGGAAAGATATCCAAACCAAGGTTCTCAGAGTTGGGGTGATGGTGCAACTACAGGAATGACTTTAAGTAGTGCTGGTGCATTAACTACCACCAGTTCAGTAACAGCTTCTTCATTCTCTGGTGCTGGTACTGGCTTAACTGGTACTGCTTCTAGTTTGAATATTGGTGGAAATGCTGGTGGAAATGCTACTAGTTCTCGTTCTGTTGGTGGGTGGGATGGAACATCATACAGATCACCTGGCTTTGTAATGGGAACTTCTGGAGGTAGAACTGTTGATTTAACTCCAAATACTTATAGTTATGGATTAACGACAGAATTTAAAAGTTCCTCTACTTTTAGTTCAACAGGTAATTATAGTGGGTTAATAACATATGCTCCATGGGATAGCACAACTGCATCTACTGGAGACCCAAGTTATCAACTACTATTCTCACCATCTGCTGCAAATTCTACAACAAATCCTGTATTAAAATTAAGAGCAGGGATTAATACTACATGGGGTTCTTGGAATACTATTTTACATAGTGGTAATTACTCAAATTATATTGTTTCTACATTTAACAAAGCAAACTCTGCTGGTAATGATGCTGTTAATTCATTCATTATAGCTAACACTGCAATAAATAATGCATTAGGTGCATTCAATAAAGCTAACTCTGGTCCAACTTTAACAGATGATACTTCTACAAATGCTAATAGACCTTTAGTTTTTACTAGTAATACAAATGGACAAGCATTTAATTCTGTTTTCATAAACTCAACAGAATTATATACAAATCCTAGTACAGGTACTTTATTTGCTACTATATTTTCTTCCCTATCAGATGAATCTCAAAAAGATAATATAAGTCCATTACAAAATTCATCAGAAATTGTAAACAAAATGAACCCTGTTTCATTCAATTGGAAAAAGACAGGAAAGAAATCATATGGTGTTATTGCTCAAGAAATTGAAAAAATACTACCTGATATAGTTCATGAAAATGATGGTATAAAATCTGTAGAGTATGATTCTTTGATAGCATTCTTAATTAAATCTATTCAAGAATTATCTGAAGATTTAAATGAAACTAAATCAAGACTTTTAGAATTAGAAAAAAATAATATAAATAATTAATTAATCAAACTAAATAAAAGATCATGGCTAAACCTAACTCAAGAGAAGAATTAAAAGATTATTGTTTAAGAAGACTAGGATTTCCTGTAATAGATATAAATGTTTCTGAAGATCAATTACAAGATCGTATTGATGAAGCTATTTCTTTCTGGTCGGATTATCATTATGATGCTGTTAAAAAAGTATATTGGGTTAAAGGAATAACAGCAGAAGATGTAGAAAATAGATATTTTTCAGTTCCAGATTCTATAATAGGTATTACTAGAATATTCCCATTAGTTAATACATTTAATCAAACTAATATGTGGGATCTTAGATATCAATTAAGATTAAATGAACTATGGGATTTTACTAGTGCTAGTTATATAAATTATACCATGACTATGCAACATTTAAGAACTTTAGAATTATTATTCACTGGAGAAGTTCCTATACGTTTTAATAGACATGAAAATAGATTATATATAGATTTTGGGTGGGGAACAGGACAAGCTCCTGAAGGACAAATTGTAGTTTCTGAAGGGTATGAATTAATTGATTCTTCACAATTTACTGATGTTTGGAATGATAGATGGTTACTTAGATATACCACATGTTTATTTAAAAGACAATGGGGAGAAAATCTAAGAAAATATGGAAACATAAGTTTACCTGGTGGAATAGTATTAAATGGAGAAACTTTATATCAAGATGCTATTAGAGAGATAGATCAATTAGAAAAAGATATGGAAAATGACTATTCAATTCCATGTGAATTTATGATGGGGTAAAAAATATGGCAACATCTAGTTTTTTTACTTCATATAATTCTCATAATGAACAATCACTATTAGAATCTCTTTTAACAGAAGCTATTAAAATTCAAGGATTTGATGGATATTACATCCTGATGGAGGATGATTCTCCTGATTTAGTATATGGCGATAATCCATTAAGAAAATTTAAAGATTCATATTCAATAGAAATGTATTTATCAAATTCAATAGATCCAGGATTGAGTAATGAATTTTTTAGTAAATTTGGGCTTGAAATAAAAAATAATACTAAGGTACAAATATCTGCAAGATCTTTTTATGATCTTGTTCCAACTTCAATTAGAATTAGACCACAAGAAGGAGATTTAATATACATACCTTGGGCTTCTGGATTAGGTGAATTATATGAAATTAAATTTGTTAATGACACTTCTGATAAATACCAATTGGGAAGAAGAATGCCTTATCTTTATGAACTAGAATTAGAAGCATTTAAATATTCACATGAACAAATTGAAACTGGAATTGAAGAGATTGATATTGTTAATGATGAAGAAGCATACTCTATAAATCTACAAATGTCTCAATTTGCAATTGATTCTGGATTATATGGTGGAGTGTATCAATATGGAGAAATAGTATTCCAAGGATCTTCATTATTAACTGCTAACTGTACAGCATCTGTTGCATTCTGGGATGATTCTAATAATAAATTAAAAGTAACTAATATAGTTGGAGAATTTGTAGTTAATGTTCCTATAGTTGGATCAGAATCAGAAACCTCTTTCAATTTAGTATCATATGATGATTTAGATAATCCTACTAGCAGATCAGAATGGGATAATGTTCATATCAGAAGTGAAGAAACAGAAGTGTTAAATACTAGCGAATCAAACCCTTTCGGTTCTTTAGGAGGATAATTTGTCTAACAACCCAACATCTTATTTTCAAATAATAAGAAAAATGTCTGTTGCTTTTGCTGGTCTATTTAAAAATATAACAATAATAAGATCTAATCCTGATTTAACAGCAGATAAAATAGAAGATCAAAGATTTATAGTACCTATTGAATATGCTGATAAAGAAAAATATACCAAAAGATTACTAGGAGATCCAGATTTACAAAAAAAGATTCAAATCATTCTTCCCAGATTATCTTATGAATTCTTGGGACTTGAATATGATTCTTCTAGAAAATTAAACACTAATAATAAGAATTATGCTGTTAATCCAAATTCTGCAGAGTCTGTACTAAGTCAATATAATCCTGTTCCATATAATTTTAATTATCAATTAACAGCATATGCAAGAACTATAGAAGATGCAACTCAAATAGTAGAACAGATATTACCTTATTTTACTCCAGATTTTAGTATAAAACTTAATTTAGTACAAGAAATGGGAATTGTTAAAACCGTTCCTATATTATTAGATAGAGTAGTACCTTCAATTGAATCAGAAGGATCTTTTGATTCTGAAGTTCGTGTTGTTATGTTTACTTTTGATTTTACCATAAAATCATTTATATTTGGTGGAATAAAAACAGAAAATACAATTCAACAAGCTAATGTAAGTATTAGTAGTTCAAATAATAATTTTGTATCTGGTAGTTGTGATTCATTACCAACAAAATCATTTATAGTATTAAATACTGGATCTGGTGATTATAAAATAGGAGAAATAGTATATCAAGGATATAATTTAGAAAATGCTATAGGAACTGCTGAAGTTAGCTATTGGAATAAAGCTAATAATATAATAACTTTATCTAGAATAAATGGAACTATAAAAATTGGACAAACTATAGTAGGAACTAGTACATTATCTACATATATGATAGATCATTCTTATGCAAATAATGAAACTTATTTTAATATAAACATAAAAGCATAACCAAAGGATATATTATGGGAACTAAATTTAATGAAAGAATGGAAGATTTTTTTGACATAAAAACTGAGGAATCAGAAAATTTACCTCAAATTATAGAAGAACCAAATAAAATTTTCTTCGGTGAACTAGATGATGATTTAAAAAATGATTATGAAACTAGTAGAGAAAATTTAAATGAATTAATAGAAAAAGGAAAATCTGCTTTTGATGATATATTAACAATAGCAAGAGAAACTGAAAAAGGCAGAGACTTTGAAGTTGCTGCTACTATGTTAAAAACAGTACTTGAAGCTAATGAAAAGATGTTAGATATTCATAAAAAGATTAGAGAAATTTCTAACTATAAACAAAAAGAAGAAACTAAAACAAATATAAAAAATGCTATTTTTGTTGGATCTACAAAAGAGTTAGCAAAAATGGTTAAAGATATAAATGAAAAAGATGTGATAGAAGGTAATTAATGATAGTAGAATCATCCTACAGATCTAATCCCTTATTAAAGCGTGAAGGGGTTAATATAGAATTCACAGAAGATCAAGTACAAGAATATATAAAATGCGCTAATGATCCTATCTATTTTATTAAAAATTATGTAAAAGTAGTTCATGTTGATTATGGCGTTGTTCCATTCAATATGTATGATTATCAAGAGGAGATGGTTACTAATTTCCATGAAAATAGATTCAATATTGTTAAATGTCCAAGACAGGTTGGAAAAACAGTAACTTCTGTTTCTTATATTCTTTGGTTATCTTTATTCAATTCTGATCAAAATATTGCTATTCTTGCAAATAAAGGAGATCTTGCTAGAGAAATTCTTGATAGATATCAACTTGCATATGAAAACCTTCCATTATGGTTACAGCAAGGTGTTAAGGTTTGGAATAAGGGTAACATTGAATTAGAAAATGGTTCTAAAGTATTAGCATCTGCAACATCTTCAAATGCTATTCGTGGTGGATCTTTTACCCTAGTATTCTTAGATGAGTTTGCTTTCGTTCCACCAAATATCGCAGAAAAATTCTTCACTTCTGTTTATCCAGTAATTTCTTCTGGTAAAACTACAAAAATGATTATTGTATCCACACCAAACGGAATGAATTTATTCTATAAGATGTGGACAGATGCTCTTGGAAAAAGAAATGATTATAAAACATTCAGTATCCATTGGTCAATGGTTCCTGGAAGAGATGAAAAGTTTAAAGAAGATACAATAAAAAATACAAGTCTTAGACAATGGCAGCAGGAATTTGAAACAGAATTCTTGGGGTCTACTAACACACTGATTTCAGGAGAGAAATTAGCAACTATATCTTATAAAGATGAAATTAATGACTTCTCTGGAATGAAGATATATGAAGAACCTATAAAAGAATTTTTCGATGAAGAAGGAAATCAAGTAACTAGAACTCATATGTATGCAATGACTGTCGATGTTTCTGAAGGTAGAAACTTAGACTATTCAGCATTTTCAGTATTCGATGTTTCGACAATGCCGTATAAACAAGTGGCTAGATTCAGAGATAATACAATATCTCCATTATTATATCCTAATATACTACAAATGTGTGCTGTATACTATAATAATGCATATGTTTTGATTGAAATAAATAATAATCCGCAAGTTGCTGAAATATTACAAAATGATCTTGAATATGAAAATGTTATGAGAGTTGTTTCTGGAAATAAAAAAGCTCAAACATTATCATCTGGATTTGGAAATGGTATGGCGTTAGGATTAAAAATGTCTCCATTAGTAAAAAGAATGGGGTGTTCTACTTTAAAAACTCTAATTGAAATGGATAAGTTAATCATAAATGATTTTGAAACTTATTCAGAATTAACTACTTTTGTTTCAAATTCTAATTCATATGAAGCAGAAGAAGGATGTAATGACGATTTAGCTATGACTTTAGTTATTTTTGGATGGTTATCTACTCAAAAATATTTTAAAGAGATTGTAGATCATGATATTAGAAAACAATTACAATTAGAAAAATTTAACATATCTGACGATGATGATATTCTTCCTATCATTGATAAATGGAGTGGATTAGAAGTTCCATTTTTTGTTTCAGAAGATACTGTATGGATAGAAACTAAAGATAAAGATCCTTATGAAAAATTATTTAAAGAACTTTTAGATTTTTAAATATAGTTGTAAAAAAGTTATTTTTAATAAATAAGAGTATAAGAATTTTTTAATCAAGGAGATTATTTTATGGCATTATCATCACAAAATTCACCAGGAATAAATGTAAGAGAAATCGATTTAACAAATTACGTTTCAGTTGTTAGCGTTTCTACAGGTGGTTTTGTTGGACAATTCAATTGGGGTCCAGCAGATTTTCCTGTTATGGTTGCAACTAAAGAAAATTTAAAAACAAGATTTTTACCACCAACAGATTCATCATTAAATGCATTTGTTGGTACTTGTTATATGTCTTGTTTGAACTTTTTATCATATGCTGGGGGAAGTCTTTGGGTAGTAAGAGGAATAGATATAGCATCAGCATTGAACTCATCTTCAGCTAATGTTTATTATACTAACGCAGGACAACTTACTCCTAGTCAAAATTTAGAAGCAAATACATTAGAACCAAAAGTTTATTTAGTGGTTGATGCAAATGTAGCATCTAACTTAACAATTGGTTGGTATTTAACTGGAAATAACGTTAATACATTACAAATTACAGATGCTAACACAGAAAGTGGTCTTTTAACTCTGTCTGGAGAGATAACAGCAAATGTATCAACAACCGATAGATTAGAAATTGAAATTTTAAATTCAGCTAATACTACTTTAATTAAAAATGAAATTGATTATGAAACTGACTATTTACACAAAAATAATAATAATGAATTTGGGCCTTTCGTAGCTAGATATGCTGGTGTTTCTGGAGATTCTTTAACAGTTTCTGTTTGTACTTCTTCTAATAATTTTTCAACTTGGAATTATAAAAATTATTTCAAAAGTCCTCCAAAAACTTCTGAATCTGCATCACTTAAGGGATCTGCAAATGACGAAATGCATATAGTAGTAGTAGACACTAATGGTATTTTCTCAGGACAAAAAGGACAAGTATTAGAAAAATTTGAACTGGTATCAAAAGCATTTGATGCTATTGATGCATCTGGAAGAATCAGTTACTATAAACAAGCTGTATTTGAAAGATCTAATTATATATATGCAATGGACCCAGTTGATTATGCTAATACTTCAGATACTTGGGATAGATCAGTTAGAGAAGGTATAGAAT